TATATTTGTCTGTCATGCTAATACTAAGTTGCATAGGATTTTCACCGAACGATACTGTTAAATTATTATCAGGTAGTTCAAGCCCTATTGTTAAATCTTTTAATTCCATCTTATTCTCCTTTATTTATCACAGCCAGCCTGGTTTCTTTTTAATAAACTTCGCATGTTTTAATCCATAAGGACATTTCATCTCTTTAAGGTTACGGCAAGCTCTAAATACTCTTGGCATGGGTAGTTTATTCCCTCTATCATCGTAAGAACTAACGCAAGATTCGCAACTATACATGATGTAACCTACACCACTCAGCGATCAAAAGTGCATCTGCCTTATCCCAATCTTTCTTGCGCCTGAACTCTACTCCAAACTTCTCAACAGCAAAATCTTTCAGCTTTTCTTTATGTGCCTGGCTAGCTTCTCGCTTAGCCTTGTCTTTTTCTTTCTTGGTAAAATTAGTCGAGTACTTTTTAGGCGCTTCCAGCAGTCCAAAGTGCTTCTGCCAAACCTTAGGGTTAACATAAATCAATTCGTGTCCTAGCATCTCAAAGAAACATTCCCACCATCCAACATTGCGATAAAACCCGGACATTGTTTTAGAGCTTTGTCTGTTTAACGTAACATCTTCAATGACAACAGCCTCAATGACTTCATCTGCCAGCTCTACCCATTCTTCTTTTTCTCGTTCTTCCCATAAATAACTAGCGATATATTTACCGTCATTGTCAATCATGGAAATACTTCCCGATCTACCTGGGTCTATCCCGATTATCATATTTTTCCTCCAGGATTATCAACTCCCAATTTATCTATAAGACTATTTAGTCTATCAATGGACTCTATAACGTCTTTTAAGGACTTTATATGCTCGCCAGATAACTTTTTCTTAACAAGTGCTGACAATGCCACTCGCATTGACGGGAAATAAGACTCAGCATTAGTGTCCCACTTCTCGCTAGTTGTACCGTCTGCGTTTTTAAATGTCCTAAATTCTTGTATTTGCAGATTCCTCGCATCACATTTAACTATCCTGAAGTTATGGAATGTCAAAAGTACAGGTTTAATTCTTTCTTTTATTGTCATAATCTTCTTGCCTCCTTCTTTTTTTCTCTTTTCTGATAATAAAGTTTATCGCCTTGCTTGTCTGCGATATTGGGAAAAAGTATCTCCCATCGTTTATCTGCTTAACAAAAATATCAGCCCGGATATTGTATAAGTACTTAAGACCATCTTTTTCTCTGTGGTCGGCAACTCTAATTCCGTTAGCGCTTCCCTCAAAATGAATATAGCAACTGCCATAGTCTGAAAGATGCACCAATTTACAAGGAATACCCTTCCTGTTCATTTTTCTAAGTATTTTCCTTACGGCCTTCTCGATAATCATTAAATATCGTATTTTGAATAATGAGAAGTACCTGTCAACATTTTAGTAGCTCTGCAATGGTCGCAAGTCTCGCATCTAATTGGCTCAACTTCTCCGCTTTTTACAGCAAGTATTCTTGGCATGTAGGCCTCTATAACTGAAAGTTTTTGCTCCATCCATTGATAATAAGAATACCCAGGAGTATTAAAAGAGATAATGTCCTTGTCTGGAGGATCTTGTTTTGTTATAGGAGCTATGAACGGCTCATACCAATCAGGAAAAGATTGCTCCTGGCCATCTACATCTACCATAACTGTCGCTCCTGGTCGCTCCTGTAGCTGTTCAACAGCAGTATACATAGCAATCTGGTCCCAATATCCCCAATACTGGAATATCCCAACGTATGCGCCTATTCCGTCTTGGTCTTCTTGCCATTCTCTACCGAATAGTTTCGCTAAATATTTGAGATCAACGACTCTTCCTTGCTTTGTGTCTCTTTTGTAATAGCTATCAACAGCAATCTTCCATTTTGTACCAAACATTTCACCAACAAAGATGCGTTGTTTTTCTCCAGATAAAACTTCCATAAGCAGTGGGTCTTTTTTAATGAACTCAATAGTGTCATTGATTTTTCTATAGTCTGCTTTTAGCTGTCCCATTGTAGCGCCTTTAGAGCTTATCATTTCTGGATGCCTAGCTCTGAACTGGTCAAGATCTCCATTGTTCCAGGCATCTAGGTATTTCCCCATCATAAGAGCTGGAGTCATCTTTTGAACAAACGAACCGTCTAGCTTGGCCATAGCCCTTGCCTCGCAGTTCCTAAAGTCTTTATACTGAGTTGATCCAAAATATTCCCTGTTTGTTTCTAAATCGAAATAGTTCTCACTGGTCACTATCATTGTACATTCCTCCACGTTTTTTTATTTTTTATTTGCATTATTGTACCTTGAGAAACACCAAAATTTTTGGCTATTGCTCTTGTAAATACTCCTTTTTCTAGTTCCTTCTTTATCAGAGACACCTCCTTAATAGTAAGCTTAGATTTCCCATTCTTTTCACCGTATACTGGCTTCTGTAGTCCAGTAATATTAGCATGTATCATATTCTCGCTTCTAGTACACCATTCCAAATTATCTAATTCGTTATGAGTCTTTATTCCGTCAATGTGATTTACCTCAAGCTTATTGCCTGGATTGGGAATAAAAATCATTGCTAGTATCCTATGGATTTTTAAAGATTTTCCATCTAGTATCTGTGAATAATATCCAGAGCCACCAAGACGTTTAGATAACCACCTTCCGTTTCTGTTTTGATTACAGGCTTTGGGGTAGCTCCACACTCCTCCCTTTTTAGTTATGGCATAGCGACCTTCATAACCAGGAATATCAAAAACTTCTTTGCCTTCAATAATCAAGTTATCTCCCTTCTTTAATTTGCTAGGAGCAGGGATTTGACGAGTAGAACCTTTAGCTGTTTAGCTGGGCTGGATAATCGCATTTAATCTTTTAACTCGTATAGTCACCCTGCAGTGTAAGATTTAAAGACTGTTCTTGTTTGCAACCAAGTCTTACATCGTCGTAGCGTCTACCTATTCCGCCACCCTAGCAATCTCACGGTAATTCAAGTCTATTGCCCGATTTCCGCATGGCCTACCGCAAGGTCACACGGACAAGAAAACAATAAATGCCTAATTAATCATAGCTTACAATATTGTATTCAGTATCACTCACACGAGTTAAAAAGAACTGGCAACCAGACTCTTTGCATTTTTTAATGAATAGGTCCTGAGATGTTTTGTCCAGACTTTCAAATCTATCAACAAGGATAACTTTAAGATCTCCTGCTAATAGTACAGCAATATCAACAGCAAGCGCTAGTTGTTCACCTGTGGATAAGTTCTTAATAGGTAAACCATTGATTCTTGGAGATCCATCTACAACACTTAGGTTCTCTATCGGAGAAGAAAACTTCTGTAAAAGCTCTCCTGGTAGGCTTCTGGCCTTTTCAATCTTCTCTGTAAGTGTCACTGATTCAGCAGTAAGCTGTTCTATCTCTTTATAGATAGTCATAGCGTTATCATATTCATTCAGATAATTTTTCATCTTCTCTGCATTTTCAGCTTTTTCTCTTAACGGCACTACGTCTACTGGCTGAGCTTTCTTATCAATCTTCTTAGCAACAGCATTAAGTTCTGCCTTCTCGTTAAGCATATCCTTCTTGCTAAGCTCTATAGCATGGTCAGCATTAGTCTTGATATCCTTAGCGCTCTGGAGCTTCTCGTCTATCTCTTCCTGGAGCAATCTGATAGTATTCTCTATTCTCTGGATATCGGCAGTATTTTCAGATAGCATTGTTGTAGCATTGTCTCTGATTTCTTGCTGTTTATTGGAGAATTTAAGCTCAATAGAAGCTTCTTTATCTATCATGTTCACCAGGAACGCCTGGTCATCAAAGATTTTCTGGTTTGCTGATGTAACCGTAGTAACTTCAGCGTAAAGATCTGAAAGTTTAGTTTCTCTCCAGCTATCAGCAGTGTAATTTTCTGGCAAACCATCAATAATTTCTTTGGCAATCGCAGTTTTGTTGCGGACATCTCTGTTCTTATCTTCTCTAGTGAGGTAATACTCGCCATTTTTGGCTTGTATCTGCCCAAGTATGTCTAGGATATGCTCATCGTAGTTTACCCACTCAGGAACGTCATTAAACCACTCTTGGATATCTTCTTTTGACCAAGAGATATCGACCAAGCCTAAAAGAGTTTTGTTCTGGTCTTTGACAGTAGCCTCAATAAAATCTACTGGGCGGAACTGTTT